AATGCTGGTGTGTCTGACCTTTTGAGGTCCAGGCCCATTGCTTTTATTTTGCCTGGCTTATCATCTTTATCTTCTCTATGACCTTCATTGTCATACACCAATATAGCATAACGTTTTTTAGTTATGTATATACCACTAGTAGCACTCACTTCTCTAGCCGCCGCTATTATTTCGCCTTGTTCTCTGTTGAGTACATTGTGTGCAGTTGCCATATAACCTGGAAACGTTTCATTAGCTTGGTCACATACAGTTTCATACAGTTCTGTAACTTTGTCTTTGTCCCATGCAAATTCACCACTTTCTATCTGAGCTTTGAATACAGGGTAAGCACTAAAATAGACACTATCAGTATCTCCATAAATGATGCTGTCTCCCACATGGTCGTATTTTCCAGTAAATAATTCATTGACTTTTGCTCCCATGTGTCTTGCAATAGTTCTACCAGTTAGTGTTGTGCTTTGTCCCATGCGAGGATCATTGAATCTACTGCCAGGATTAAGTAACGCACCATACAAACTGTTCAAGTTAATCTTTTTAACCAACTGTCGCTTGTCCCAATATGCAGTTTTTTCTACATCACCTGCACTTTGGTGTTCACGCATATTCTTTTGTAGTACTTTACGTTCAGCATACCAACGTTCTAACAAGCCAGGAATAATACCTTTTTTGCTTTGATCAAGTATAGTGCCGTTACTAGTAAGTACCCAAGGTTGCTCACTTTCGAATATAATTTGATACAGTTCAGCACCAGTTCCTTGCAGTTCCTCTCCGTTTTCAAAGTCAATGTACAACAATGTTTCATCATTCTTTTCCATAACTTTTTCATACTCAGGACAAGCAAACTTGCCTTCCCATGCACTTGCAACAATCCATTTGTGTTCTGCTAGCATCGGTACAGTTAGTGTGTGTCTAATTTGACCAACAATAGTTTCTGTACTCATATTCAAGCTACGCAAAATACTAGGATATAGACTGTTTAAGTCCATACTACCTATCCATTGATGAAACCCTTTTTTAGGTGTAGCAACATATGCACCTGCCGCTGTACATGTCTGTGGATAATGTTTTTGTGTTTTGTCATGCACTTTGTCTGGACAAATAAGTCCACGCCCGTGTGCTTCATTTAGAATAGCTTGATCTGTAACGGCTACTGCACCCATTGTTGTTTGTACAAGAACTGTGTTGTCATGTGCAATAACGTTTGCTAAGTCAATAAACTGTAGTTTCTTATCCATGCGTACAAGCAAGTCAACGTCCTGTCTCGAATATGTAATAAACGTTTCAAAGTCGTTGTTGTACAGTTGATCCAATGTACCTTGATATTCTGTTTTGCGTTCTCCAAGTTCATATTCACCAATAGCATCTAAACTATACGAATGCATCTCATGGTATGTATACTTTCGATACAATTCCATATAATCTAAATGCAATCTACCCACAGTATCAAATGTTTCTTGTGCCTTGCCATAACGCTCAAATTCTCTTCTGTTTGGATACTTGCCCCACAAGCAAAAACGTCTTGTATGTTCTTTACCCATAGTTCTTGCAATACGATTAACCAAGTATGGAATATCAAAGCCTTCACTGTTCCATCCACTCATTACATCTGCATCATCTATCAGTTGTAAGAATGTATCTAACATTTCATCTTCTGTGTCTAGTAAGATAGTATCTTCAAACCTATCTACAATAGTTTGTGCATCTGCTTTAGTAAGTGTTTTAGGCTTATTAACCAAACATATAGTTTTACCAAGCCAATCTAAATGTACACTAATTGCTGTAACCGGATTAAACGGATCACTAGGATCTGCAAATCCTTTATCTGGATCAAAGTCAACCTCAATGTCAAAAAATGCTTGTTGTAGCTTTGGAGTATCTGCACCTAAGTAGTTGTCGGCTAAACATCTAAATACAGGATTCACATCACTTTCGAATAGTTTTTGACTGCTATACAGTTTCTTTTCTTTTTTGAATTGTTTACCGCTAGTAGTTACTACACGATCTAACTTATCGCCAAATATACTTTCATACTTGCCGCGACTGTCTTTGTAGTAAAACAAATAACGTGCAGGATATTCTCTAAACTCACGTCTTCCGTTTACACGTTCAACAACATGTATAATATCTTTATCTCTATCTATTAGTGCGTCAATATACATTATCCGACAAATGCTTTCTCTTGTACAAATGTGCCTTGTGTCTTTTTGTTACCTTCACTGAAACCAAGACTGTTAAAATGATCTTTAAGCTCATTGTTAAAGTCCATACTTCCACATAACATTATACGTTGTTCTGCAGGATTGTCAATGGTAACTGTACCATCTTCCATAAACTTTTGTATACGTCCATGTAGTTCTGCTGGCTCTTGTGTAATTGTACTGATATATTCAATAGGCATCTCATTCAAAAAGTCTCGGTAGCAATCCTGTTCTGCATGTGTTCTAGTAGTCCAAGTCACTGTAATATTATCAAACAAATCATATGTTTCTGGTTCACGTAATAGACTAATGAAAGGTGCAATACCTGTACCACTAGCCATCATTACTAAATGTCCGCCTAGTGTTAAGTTAGCAAGTATAAGTGTGCCGGTCGGCTTATCTCCTACTTTTATAGTGTCACCTACCTTGACATGTTGTAGTTTACTAGTTAATGGACCATCTTGTACTTTGATACTATAAAATTCTATATAGTCATCGTATGGTCCACTAGTAATACTATATGCACGATTAGGTGCATCTTCTAAACCTATCATAACAAACTCTCCCGCAGTAAATCTATAACTACGGGGTCTTTCTGTTTGTATTCTAAATAGTTTATCTGTATAATGTTGTACTTCAATTACTTTTAAATCTAACATTTATTAACTGGTCTCACTTGTGCGTTAAATGCCATACTAATTCTAGGTTGTTTACTTAGATTCAAACTGGCAAAATGTTTTACATAAGATGGAAAACTAACTAGCATTCCAGTTACTGGAACAATATTCAATCTTTGACTATTGAATATATTGTATTCTTGTGTAAGACCTTCATATGGTCCTAATGTAAAATCTGCTGTAGTATTGGGACTTTCTAGTGTTAAATTTCCACTGTCTTCTTGTGCTTGTGGATAGTAAACTAAACTTGTAAAATATCCGGGATGATTATGAGAATGATTGTGAGCAAACTTTTCAGTATGATTGGGATCTGTAATGTTTATCCAACTGTTAGATACAGTAAGCTCAACATGTTCTTTGCTAAATGAGTAAACATCAGTTTGAAGATTAAGCAAATGAGTTTTAACCTTAGTTAAAATTTCTTGTATCTCTTCAGTATCTAAGTCTACGTTAGGTGTTTGATAACCTTGCTCAGACCATGCATGTTCTTTCCTCATTGTGTAAGCGTAGTCTATTATCTTTTGATTATCTACGTCTATATGTTCTTCACCATATGGTGTTGAAAAAAACGGAGTTATCAAACGTCTCTTCCCACTGCCTGTAGTACTTCTTCTACTGCACTGAAGCTGTCCTGCACTTGTGCAAATTCGTTTTTATACGCAATACGAATTGCTTTGTTTAGTGTAGCTGGTTTCATATCCATTTCTTCACTAATAGCCTTTACAGTGTCTTTAAGCCCTTCTCTAAGTGCTTCTACTTCACCAGTAACCTGAATACCTTCATTCATTAACTGCTTTAGTTTAGCAATTTCACTTGGTCCAAATGTCCTTATTGGCATACTTGTTCTCCTTCAACGTTGTATTGTTTTTATAATATAGTAGTTATTCGGGCTTGTCAATGATAATATTGTTATTCATCTAAATTTAATGATTGATGACCCCATTCTTCCATTATCCATTCTCCAAAGGCTGTTCCAAACAACCACATTAGAGTAAGAATACATCCTGCTACACATATTACCATTGTCCATACCCAAATTTGTAGTAATGGATGTTTGCCTTCTGTCCAATGTACTATCTTTTTTATTTTGTTTTTCACACCGCTTAATAGATAATTTCCTATTACCCAACGTGCTAGACGCATTACAATTAGTATTGGGGAACTTAGCACGTCAAATAATATTAAAAACAAGTCAACAGTAGCATCAATGATGTTGTCTATGTTAAACCATTTTTTAACACGTTGCCAACGGGTCACTTTTCTAACTTCTTCAATCGTTCTTCTAGTTGATCTATTTTTGCTGTAATTTTTGGGTAGCGTTTCCGCCAAGCATTTTCTGGTTGCTCAAACCAAGTAAGACCCCAGCGATTCACAAGGTAATCTAGGATACGATCAAACCATGAATACCACCAAAGTCCAATCACAGTTGTGCTTAGGTATGTAACAAAAGCTGTTCCAAAAATACTTCCTACTATTGCAGTATAGATCCATAGCCTGTCACCTGCCATGCGTTCGATCATTTCCCACATTATTTTCTACCTTTTAATACTTCTTTGCATTTGTCACTAGCATATGTAGTGAACCAGCGTGGGGCAAACGCATGAATAAAACATGCGTATGCCGCCTTCTCAAGTTGCCAAGACACCCAGCAAGCATGTTTAAAATGTTGCCAGCGTGTCTCTCCAACTTCTTCTAAATGTAATTTACATTTTTTGCTGAACATTATTCAGCTTTCCAGATAGTCCAAGCACCATATGCAATAGCGGCTAGAGCGGCAATTTTAATAAAACCAGTTGCAAATAACGCAATTAGTCCCACTGCAATCATCACACCACCATCCCAAGTAGTACGTTCTTCCATCCGTGATTTAATCCAATCCATCATTATTTTATTCCCATTGCGGCAAGCGTACTTCTGCCTACAATACCATCCGGTACTAGACCTTTACTACGTTGCCATTGAAT